AAGACGCTGATACTTGCACCGCGCGACCATGGAAAGACAGAGGCCGCGATCACCTACGCGACCCGCGCGTTATGCCTCGATAGAGATATTAGAATATTGTGGATCAGCGAGTCACAAGGCCAAGCTGAGAAGCGCATGAGGCGCGTGAGTTCACTTTTACAGAGCTCAAGGATCCTAGAGGATTGGGCGAGTGATCCCCTTGACGGCGCACCGCCTTTTCAGGCCGAGGGGACCAAATGGACCAATAATCTAATATATTTGAACAGATCCCGAGAGAGCGTAGATGCTTCACTAGAGGTGATCGGCGCCGGTGGATCCGTAACCGGTGGACACTTTGATTTAATTATATGTGACGACATCCAGGACGACCGGAACACGTACACCGCCGGCGTGAGAGCGAAAACGCGCGAGTGGTGGCGAGGTACGGTCGCGCCGATGCTCTCACGAGGTGGATCGATACTCGTGATCGGCACGAGGAAACACCACGATGATCTTTTCTCTCACTTGATCTCTGATCCGACGTATCGAGTGATGCATGATAAGGCGATCCCATCATGGCCCGAGACCTTTTCGTTTGTCACAGACACCGACGAGAACGGCCGCGAGATCATCACCGGCGTAGACATAACCGGCGGCTCGTGTTTATGGCCAGAGGAGCGCCCGCTCGATTATCTGTTACTTGAACGTCGCGCCGTGGGGAGCCGGCTCTTCTCTCGTGAGTTTCAGAACGAGGTTCAGGACGAGTCAAGCGCAGCGTTTAAGATGGAATGGTTAGAGCGCGCGATGAAGAGGGGGAGCCGATACCGACTCGGGACCATCCCGCCCGAGGTAGACGATCTAGTTCAGGGTTGGGACTTCTCACTCGTGACAGACGCGCGAGGAGCGGAGGAGCGCGACACAGATTACACCGTAGGCGTCACATGGGGGAGAGACTCAAAGACCGGCGACCGATATCTTATAGACATCTTCCGGAAACGCGGAATGAGCCCGACCGAGTTACAGGGACGCGTTAAAGGTGAGTATGCGAAGTTTCCCCGAGCCCCGCGCGTTGTGGCCGTCGAAAAAAACGCTTTCGGGGAGCTCCACTATTTAGGTCTTCAGAGATCGAGTGATCTACCGCTCAAGGGACACATTACCCACGCGCGAAATAAAGCGGATCCGTGGGAAGGTGTACCCGCGCTGAGCGTATTATTTGAGAATGATAAGATCGTCCTACCAAGCGCCACAGACAGAGACCGAGAGCGCTTAGAGCCTCTGATACATGAGCTCTATAATCTCGGGAAAGAGCGCCACGACGATACAGTCATGGCGCTATGGATCGCTGAGACGTGGTTAAGGAAAAGCGGATTTGTGTACACGATGGACTTCGGAGGAACCGAATATCAGGGAACCGCAGACGAGCGCCTATTCTCGGATTCTGATCCCGATGAAATGACTCATAGCGAATATTCATCACGCGCAACCCGCGCGAGTCATGATATAATATGGTCCGAGTTCTTACCCGGATTCAATGAGCATTAGAGGAGATCACGATAATGATAGAGACACATACATTCACCACAACCGGAGGAGCTCAGTTGCTCATCGAGCCGAGCTCTTATGATGGACAGCGATTCAGCGACGGACACCGAAACGTACAAGTATCAGCTAAAGATCTAGGCGGTGGATCGTATACCGTGAGCTATCGCCCCGTCGGATCACCAGCTTTCATCGAGCACATCTCAGGAGCCACCGAGAGCGACGCGGTAATGTTAGCCGGTCCCCGCGCGCCGGTATTTGATGCTATCAAAGTAACCTTTAGCGGAGTACCAGTAGCCCCCGCGACTCAGAGCGTGATCCTCAACACATGGCCGAGAGGGCTCTGAGATGGCGACACTATACGGAGACGAGACGACGAGTAGCTCTCAGGGATGGCAGATCGAACTATTCACGATCACAGCCCCCCCGCAGAGTCAATTTACGATCGCGCAGGTACCAGCGACGGACGCGGACGGAGACGCGCTCGCGATCCTCAAACTTAACGGCGTGACCCAACAAATTAATGTTGAATATTCACATAATTATCGAACCTTCACATGGATCTCATCGACCGCACTAGAAGCGGGAGATATCATCGAGGTCTTTTATCAACCCCGCTAGAGAGGTAACAAATCATGGCTCAGATTAAAGGAAAGCAGATCGCCAACGCGAGCATCGCCGCAGCGAAAGTAGATCTCACAGACACGTTTGATTTCACGTCAGGCTCAGTAAGCGTCGCGAACCCAAGCTCGAATAACGACGCGGCGAATAAAGCGTATGTAGACGCGCAAATGACCGGAAGTAGCGCCGGTCTCGACTTCAAACAATCCGTGAAGGTCGCCTCAACCGGTAACTTCGCCGGTACATATTCCGCGAACGTGATCACAGCGAGCTCAAACGGCGCAATCTCGATCGACAGCGTAAGTCTCGCGTTGAGTGATCGCGTACTCCTCAAAGACCAAAGCACCGGAACCGATAACGGGATTTACTACGTATCGGTAGTTGGAGACGGGAGCACCGCCGCGCAGCTCACCCGCGCGACCGACGCTGACAGCTCAAGCGATCTAACCACCGGCGCTTTTGTTTTTGTCGAGGACGGCACCGACAATCAGAATCGCGCGTATGTGTTACAGGCTCACACAGACGGGAGCTCACCGACTCTCGACACGGATGATTTAACCTTTATCCAATTTAGTGGCGCGGGCCAGATCACAGCAGGCGACGGTCTCTCAAAGAGCGCCGACACGCTCAATCTTGATATCGACGGACTAGGTGCGCTCTCCGGCTCAGCAGTAAGCGCGGATCAGCTACCGATCTACGACGCATCAGCGACCACCCCGCGCAAGGTCGGCGCGCTCACACTGTTAAGTGATCTACACAACACGGACGAATTCACCACCGCATCAAACCTGATCGCCCTCAACCTAAGGTCAAACGGCGGGCTTGCTTCGAGCGCTTCGGGTGTCGAGATCGATGACGCGGCGATGACTACCCTCACCGGAGTTTTCGCGAACAATACTCACAGCTTCGTGATGGTCGACAGCACACGCCCCTATAAGATCACTCTAAACGAGATGCTCTCACGTCTCGCTGGTGATGGACTTGTCGCGGACACCGCGAATTATCAGCTTGACGCATCGGTCCCAGCGCTCGATAGCGGCAGTATCACAGGCTCTATCTCGACAGATGGGACGGGGACCGGTATCACGATCTCAGATACACCTTTTTTAGATTCGGCTGTACATGTGCTCGTAAATGGTGTCGGAGTAGAGGTCGGCGACGGCGTAAAAACAAAAGAGGTCTATTTCTCCAGCGACGGAGGGACCACCGCGCGAGCGATTGTGGACATCGCGTCAGGCGATGAGCTCATCTGGAATGGATCAACGCACTACACTCTAGAGTCGAGTGATGTGGTAGAGATCCGATACAACGCCTAATAGACACTCTCTAGATAACGTGCTAATCTCTCAGTGAATATCCACGTCCACTGAGAGAGAAACACTATGAGAATCCAAGGTAAACAGCTCGCGGATACGCTCCGATCCGAAGACGCGCCCTTTAGTCGGATCTACGCAAGCCAGCTCACAGGCGGGCTAACATTCAAGGCGAAGAACGCGAGCGCGAGCGCGATGACCGTCGGTCAAGCTGTTTACATCTCCGGCGTAAGCGGTGAGGTCCCCGAGGTACTTCTAGCAGACGCAGATGGCGCCGGAACGATGCCGGCGGCGGGCCTGATCGCGACCGGCGGGAACGCGGGCGCGGAGGTATGGGTCATCTCGCTAGGGGAGCTCAAGAATGTCAACACTTCGACATTCAGCGAGGGGGACACGCTCTATATTGACACGACGGCGGGCGCACTAGTAGCGAGCCCCCCGGCGGGCTCTAGCGCCAAGCTCCAGAACATCGGGCGAGTGGTACGCGCAGACACGGCGGGCGTGATCTTTGTAGGCGGCGCAGGGAGAAGCGCAGCGACACCTAATCTTGATCAAGGTCAAATCTTTATCGGGAACGCCTCCAATCAGAGCTCAGCGAGCGTTTACACGCTACCGATCACGGACGGGAACGCGGGAGATGTACTCACGACAAATGGGGCGGGCGCGGTGACGTTTAGCGCGCCAAGTGGCGGAGGAGGTGGCGGTGGTTATACCTACAGCGCTGTAAGCACCGCCACAAATGCACAGGCGAGCTATCACTACAGCGTAACCGGTACGACAACCATCACATTACCCTCGGCTGCTTCAAACGCTGACTCTCAGATCAGGATCAAGAATATGGGATCAAACACAGTGACAGTCGCGGTAACAGGTGGTGATACAATAGATGCTCAAAGTAGTGTATCGATGGCGACTCAGTATCAGTCACTCACTTTCATGTCCAACGGTTCGAACGGCTGGGAGATCGTCTGATGAGTCATAACAGTATCAAGATTGGTAGCGCAGCGCCCAACGTGTCAGGAGAGATCTCACCTAGCATCTCTGACTTGAATGATGTAACAGGCACACCGACGGACGGTCAGTATTTAGCGTACAATTCAACGGCTAGTGAATGGCAACCTGTAACTGATACAAGCGTTTCAGATACGGTTGAATATTTCGTTTTTGGTCGCGGTGAGAGCGAGAACTATTCGGACTCACCCGAAACAGCTTCCATCTTATCAAATGGATCGGCTTTGTATGTTTATGACACAGCACCTTATAATGGGATCACCGGCGCAACTTATAGTTCCACAACATCAACCGGTTCAGGGGGCGGTGAATGGTTAAATACGGTCACGCTACCCGCCGGAACGTATCGGATCAACTACTCGGTCTTACCTAGCTTCTCGTCTTCAGGCTATCTCACATTCGCGGTGAGAATTAGCGGGAGCTCGTTAATCACGAGTCGCGCCGGCGTAGGTACAAGCGCATCACTTCTCGCGGCGGGCGGTGGTACATCATCAGGGATTATTTCATTCACGAGCTCAACTGTCATACATCCCTACGTGGTCACACAAACAGGACTAGATAGTGTAGCTAATCTAGGCGATTCAATATCCACGTCGGGCGTACTTCTGATCGAGAGATTAGCATGAGTCACAATAGCGTAACAGTTGACGGGATCGCCCCAGACTCGACAGGTGATCTACCTATCAAAGTTGAGAACCTAAGCGATACATTAATAAGACCACCGTCGAACGGTATATCCTTAAGATATAACGATAATAAGTGGCTCTCAGCGGGTAAGCCGATCCACCGCACACCGTTGTTTAGCTGGATTGCTCGAAACTCGTTCAGTATGTCTCTCACTCCTGTATTCCAAACAGGCGATTTGATCGTGTGGCGCGATGCTCAAATACTTATACGAGATACAAGCGCAGTAAGTCTCAATGATGCGGTCGACGGTGAGTCGCCTTTCGGCGCGGGGAATTGGTTTCAAAGTTTAGCTCTTAGCGGTAGTGCGTTGAGCGGTAAAACGTTATTGTTTGAGTCAGTACCCGTAAACCGTAACGTCGGTGGCTCGGATTATATGCGTTATCATTGGGGCGTTGGTACAGCTGCAAGCCTCGCGACCTATACACCTATAGGAAACTTGGCCGAACAAACACCACACTACACACAAACAGCATGGGGTCTATACACAATGGGCGCTAGCGATGTTCATGTGGGGCTCAAGGTAGAGAGCTTAAGTGGTACGATTAATGTAATGTCAGGTAGCAGTGCGACGGGCGCTTATCACAGTTATTTACAAGTCAGTATATTGGAGTAAAAAATGTATGTAACAGTTCAAATTAACGAGGATCTCGCGCAAGGGTCATTCGTGTGCCATAACGCTGATAACGTGTGGCGTCAAGCGATCTCAACCGACATTGCACCGCTAGGAGTCACCCGAAACGCTACCTTTGTAGGTGATGACGGTGTCCGTTGGGTAGAGGTGATCCTGAGCGGTGTATGTCTAGCACGTGCAGGTGCAAATATACCGGCTCAAGGTGGCTGGTTAGGTCACGATGATGAGGGGCGGGCGGTCGTGATCTCTTCAGAAGATTGCGGCTTGATCGCACCTTTATCACGAGGGCAAGACGTGCCGGCTCTAGATGACCTGATCCTGATCCACCTCCGATGAAAAAACCTCTGATCATCATCATCGGACTGATCGCGGTGTATTGTGTCTATCGTCATTTCAGCGCTGAGACGACGACCGCCGGGGGGGTGCTTCTGCTCGCCGGCGCGGGTCTCGCGCAACGGCAGCGCCACCTAGAGAGGGTCCAGCGTCAAGATGTCCATAGGCGAGAGAGCACTGATCGCGAGATCGAAGAAACGAAGACTCAAGCGCGCCGAGAGGCTGAGAGCGAGACTGAAAAATGGTTAAACTCGGATTTCTAGGCGCGTTGATCGCGTTCGCGTCTCCGGTGGGTATCTGGATCGGTACCGATGGAACCGAGAGAGAGGCGCCGTGTCCTGAGATCGCGGAAGAGGCACCACAGAGACTACCTCGAGGATGTGAGGCGCCTCGCGCGGGTGTCCTGATCGCTCCTCATGTCTATGTAGAGATGATGGGAGATCTCGCAGAGTTCAAGGCAGAGCGTGACCAGCTCAAGAAAGCGGTGGATCAAGAGCGCAGCGCGTATCAAGAGCTCATGAGCGAGTATGAGCGCGCGCTCAAGGCGCATGAGCTCAACCTCAATATTTTACAGAGCGCTTGTACTCCGGTGGAGTGCCCATCGCTCAAACCTGCGATGATCGGCGCGGCGATCTCGGCGACGGCTTGTGCGTCGGTTATCGCGACATATCAATTTATAAAGTGAGATAAACATGGATCATGATCAAAGAAGAGCGCGACGCGCTAAGTTGATGAATGAGCTCGATAAAGATCGATCAATCGAGCGCCCGACCGAATACGCGAGCGAGGAAGCCGGACGCGAGGCGCTTGAGCGAGGTTTGAAGCAATGGCGAGAAGAGATCACCGAGCCTCAAGGTCAGGTATCGGTCCATCCGATACTTGATCGGTATATCAAAGAGGGCGCCGGATGGTCTTGGCAAGAGAACTATCAGAATAGAAAATTTGCATGGTGCGGCTGTTTCGCCGCATGGTGCTGGATCTCTGTACTTCCCAAACTCCGAAAAAAGAGCTTCCCGAGCACCTACCGATTAAGGGAGTGGGCGCGCGGGACACCTCGCGAGATCAAAGGACTTGAGAACGCGCGAGCGGGCGATATCATGGTCATCGCGACATCGACCGGGAAGAGATGGGGAGATCACATCACGATTATCGATAAGATCGAGGACGATTTATCGGGAGCGTGGACAGTTGAAGGAAACGCTTTCGGTGAGACACCTACTGAAAATCGCGCTGAAGGTGTGGTACGATGTTTCAGACCTATCGAAAAAATCAAGTTCATTTACCGGCCCTTGGAGGTCGATCTAGTAGAGTAAGAGGTGAGCGCGTATGAGCGACATACAATCAACTATTGAAGAGATGGCCGATCTCGTTAAGGCGCGAGCGGGACAGTCTCAAGCGTATGAGCTCAATCCCTACTCGACAGAGCACAGCGCGCATTATAACAGCGCGCTGTTAGGCGACGCGCACCAAGGCACCCAAGGCGCGCTCAGTTACCA